ACGAGCAGCGTCTTGCGAACGGAATAAACAATAATGAAGAAGAGTACGGTGTATCTTTTAGTAATCGGACTAAAGAAGAGATAGATGATATAATAGCTTTTCTTGAAAATAAAGGGGGTGTTACAGCTTTTACATTCACAGTACCAGATACTAATGAATCGGGCAATGAAGTAGCAATTAAAGTAGTATGTGATAATTGGAATAAGACATATGCTTATGGAGATTATTACTCTGCAAACGCAACATTTAGGAGAGTTTACGAAGCATGACTGTAAATACAATGGTACAGGACGTTCAGAAGCAGGATCCTGGATCTGCTGTAGTTCAGCTATATGAGATTCAGTTAAGTTCTTCTTCTTCTATTTACTTTCATACAGGTCTTGAAAGTGACTTATCTACTGTTCAATTTAGAGATAAAACAACTCCTACTACTATTCGTACATACGCAGCACTCCCCATTCAAATGACAGGATTCAAAAAAGCGAGTACAGGGGCACTAGCTCGTCCAACTATGACTTTAGCAAATGTTTTAACTACTTTTGGAGACGCACTCGGATCATTATCAAATGATGATTTATTGGGTAATAAAGTTATAAGAAGAACCACACTACAAAAATACTTATATGGAGAGTCCTCTGATCAAAGTCCTCCAATAGAATTCCCCAGTGAAGTACATTATATTGATAGAATAAAAAATGAAAATGCAACTATGGTAACTTTTGAACTAGCACCCGCACACGACTTAGTTGGGGTAAAGGTTCCTGCAAGACACGCAATGTCTAATGCTTGTAGCTGGCGTTATCAAGGAGCAAGCTGGGATAAATCCGCAGGAGCCCGTACAGGAGCCTGCACGATAGATACACAAGGAAGATTATATATAGATGGTACAACTTACAAAAATTGGGTAAACATAGACGATGAAAGAGTAGTATTGTCTAGTTCAACATTTACAGATTATTCTGGAGTATCAGGGGGAACAACGCTAACTTTAAATGCATACTATTCAACTTCAAAAACAGATGCTATTAGATACAATGTAGATGGAACCCAAACAGGCTCACAGACTGTAACAGAGTATTGGCAATGTAGAAAAGCGGTAACAAAGACCGTCGCAGGAACTCCAAGTGATTCTAGCACTTACTTTGATCGAATACGAGTATATGCAACATATAGTGCGTCTACAACTTATTATGCTTATACTGATGATAAATTAAATCCATATGTAGAGTACACCGCAAATAGTCAAGCCAAATTATGGAAACTAAAAAAGACTAGTAAAGGTAATACACCAGATGAGACAACTTATTGGCAGTTAGGTGATGCTTGTGGTAAGACTATAAAAGCTTGCGCTATGAGATACAACTCTGAGCCAATAAGTGCAGGAACTGCAAGTTCAAATATGAAAGCAGAACCCGTGGATAGATGGACACTACCTTTCGGAGGCTTTCCAGGTGCTAAACGATACTCTTAGAACTCAAATTTACGAACACTTAGACAGGGAATACCCGAGAGAAGGTTGTGGCGTAATAGTTTTAGAAGATAATGAACATAAGTGGTATGCTGTAACAAATATTGCAAAAAGTGATGATGATTTTATTTTTGACCCTATAGAATATATGCGTATAAATTTAAAATCGAAACCTTTAGCAATCGTTCACAGTCACCCAGATTCATCATCAGAACCAAGTGATGCAGATCGGCAAAACTGCAATTTTTTAGATTTAGACTTTTACATTTTTAGTTTGCCAGATAAAAATTTAACAATATTAAAACCAAATGAATAGAAAATTAATACTACAAGGATCGGCAGGAGAAGCTCTTGGAGAAGAGTGGTCTGTCAATGCTCCTACGGTGGGAGAGGCTTTTGCTATTGTTAAAGCAAATAAACCTTCAGAATTCATGGAATATTTTAGTAGGGACGACGCACAAGGAGAGTTTTCAGTAAAGCTAGCAGGAGAAGCCTTAGAAGCTTCTGAACTAGCTCTTCATAATTTAGGTGAAGGGGATATAGTTGTAACTCCTATGCCAAAAGGATCAAAAAATGCTGTGGAAAAAATTATTGTAGCTATCGCACTACTAGTTTATGCTTATTATACAGGGGACTGGGGTACTGCAACAGAAGCAGGTACGGGATTAACTACAGCAGGTAGTTTTGCAGCAATGATAGGAATAAATTTGATGCTGGCAGGTATAACAGAACTGATGCTGAAAGAGCCCAGTAAAGATAAGGATGAGGAAGGAGCTATGTTTGGAGGGCCCGCTAATACAATAAAACACGGTCTTCCCGTCCCAATAGCTTATGGAAAGGTATTAGTAGGAGGAACTCCTATTAATTTCGGGATTGGAGCCTGGAAATTAGAACCTACAAATGGTTTTGTTTTTTCAAGTGATAATCCAAAAGCATGGGATGGAAAAGCATATATTACAGCAGATTCAGGAGTACAAAATGGCAGAGGTAATTCAGAGGGTGGCGAAAATGAATCAGATGATGACTATTCAGGAAAAGATGAGAAATAAAAATGGCAAAAACAGATAACGAAATAGTACAAGATCAAATAGTAAAATCTGAGCAGGACAGGACTTCTGCATCTAGGTATCAATCTGCAATGATTTATGACCTATTATCAGAAGGTGAAATATACGGATTAGATAATGGAATGGCAAGTATTTTCATTAATGGTACTCGACTTATTGATGAAGATAACTGGACTATTTATAAACCTAAAAGGACCGCGACAGGCATAACTTGCAGTGCTGGTAGTACCACTATAACTGTACCTAATGATATGGGTAATGTACACCATGCCACAACCGATGGACAAAGATACATTAGAATTCAAAAAGGGTTAGCCACACTCGCAGGTAATGGTTCCAGTACTGGAGCTACAGGAGTGGTAAATACAGAAACAATTACAACTACAGCTAGTTTCTTTACTAGCTCTATGGTGGCAAGTACAAATGAAAAAAATGGACTAGTACCAAGAATTAGAATTGCAGGACTAGGTCCTAATGGTACAGAGTATGTAGGAGAGGTAACAAGAGTAGTTTCAGCTACAGAAGCCGAAGTTACACCAGCGGTATCTACAGGTGGAACACATAAAACTATTTTTTGTGATTATGTAGGTAAAGTTACTGCTTATGGAGGCAGTACTAGCATAACTGTTGAAACCGCCCCCGCTTTAGCAGTATCAGGAGGAGCAGGTCAAATGTCTACTCCTTTTATCGAGTCTGAAGTTTTTAATGATTATTTAAACTATAAAAATGTCCATGTCAATTTTAGGACAGGAGGAAGACACCAGCGTCCTGTACCAAGATATGGAGAGACTCAAACTCCTAGCGCCTCTTTTGCAATAGCCCCTAACGAAGAAATAAAACAAAATAATAGGTGGTCTTCTTTAAGTAATATTCCTTCTAACTATAATGATACAGAACTTACGAGTGATTATGACCCTTCAGAAGGGCAAGCTAACGATACAGTTTTAACGGCTACAGGCGCTGGGTCTAAAGCTTTCGGCTTGGCTGCTCCTGGAGATACTGATACTGTTAAAGTAGTACTTAAATTTCCTCAAGGATTAAATGCTCAAAAAATAAAAACAGAAAGTGCGGGAGAAAAGGCAGCTGCTCACGCAGAGTTCCAAATATTTTTCGAATATACTAGAGACGGATCTAACTATAATTCGGTACAGCTGGTAGGACCAACTGATAATGATATCAATACTCGAGGGACTAGCGATGCGGTACTTTTAGCTAATACAGGCATGGAGAAGGCTCATCATGCGTGGGGGCCCGTTAATTTTAATACTGCGAAGTTCAAAACTCCAAATACTGGGTATATAGTTACCTATAGCAAATCCGCTATGTTTGAAGAATTCCTTTTGCCTATAGATAAGTACAAGCCTTTTAGTAACTGGAGAGTGAGGCTGCGTAAAGTAACTGCAGATAATCCGTTATCCCAAGGGGGTGATTGGCAGTTTACTAATGCGAGTATACTTTTTGCTGCAGAAGCACAGGTACATGACTGGCTTAGCTATCCTAATAGTGCGTATGCCGCAGTAGCTCTAAACGCTAGTGATTTTTCTTCAAGTAGCTTACCAGCAAGACAATATGAGATAAAGGGGATAAAATGTCAAGTTCCTACTAATTATAACGCAAGATATGAACTAAATGATACTGCAAATGCATCGTACACTAGAGATATCAGCGATGGCACTAATGAAGCTACCTACCAGAACTGGGACGGTAATATGAGAGGGGATGTCTCCACTTATAACAGATCTAGTGTTAATTATAATAAAGTTTGGACAGATAACCCTGCGTGGATTTTTTATGATTTGATGACTAATAAGAGATATGGGTTGGGGCAATATATTGACCCCTCACAAATTAACAAGTATGAACTATACCAAATTGCTAGATATTGTGATGAATTAGTTTCAGACGGTAAAGGTGGAACAGAGCCTAGATTTTCTGCTAATGTGTATTTGAGTAACTCTCAGAGTGCATTTAAAGTTATGAAAGACTTTGCCTCTATATTTAGAGGTATATTATTTTGGCATGACGGCAAGATAACTGCCGCTACCGATAGGGAGAAAGACCCTATATATACTTTTACAAAAGGAAATGTTATTAATGGGTCGTTTACTTATGAAGGAACGTCTAAAAAACTTAGAACTAATCAGGTACGAGTTACCTGGAATAACCCTGACCTAATGTATAGACAGGAAGTATCCATAGTTGATGATACTACTAATATTGTAGACCAAGGCAGAATTGTTAGTAAACAAGTATTAGCGTATGGTTGTACTAGTGAAGGTCAGGCCTTAAGATATGGCAAGTGGCATATGCTTAGTGAGAAGTTACAGAAAGAAATAGTTAAGTTCTCTACTGGAATGAATGCAGCTTTTTTAAAGCCTGGAGATGTTATTCAAGTACAAGATGCGGATAGGTCACGAGTTCAATTCAGTGGTAGAATTTCTAATACAGGAACTAGAAGTACAACAGTGATTCCTTTAGACCGAACAATAACTTTAGCAGCTAATACTAGTTACGAATTAACAGTAATAAGTCCTCAAGAATCTTGTTATCTAACAGATACTACAGAGACTTCTTATTCAGGACAAACTTTTGGAGGGCATGCAAACGCTTTAGATAATTTATCTGGTGGGAGCGGTTACACAAATGGAACGTACACTAATATACCTACTACGGGTGGAACAGGCTTAGATTTAACAGTAGATGTTACAGTATCAAGT